AGCTCGTAAGCGCGGACGTAACCATACTTGTCGAAGTACATGTTGTAGGACACATCCTCGTCCATGGCGGTGATATCATCGTCCATGACCGTCTTGTTGTCGATACCGGACTGTCCATAGGTGTTGCTGCTGTCAGTGGTGACAGTCTCGTCGCGGAAGGATACCGCGTTGATCTCGTCCGTCACAACGTCCGCAAGCTCCACAAGAACTTTGTCGTCAATGATGGTGTACAGAACTTTGTCGCCCACTTCGACTTCCTCAAGGTATACGACTTCATCGTAATCCTCTACGTTCAGATAGTCGAATTCCAGATAGGACGTGCCGCTCTTGGTGTAAGTACCAACTGCTTCGTCCAGATAATAATGAGTCAGGAAAGCGTACTCAGCGTTGCCGTCGCCGTCGTTATCTACGATCTTGACCCACTCGCCGTTCTCAGACTCTTCCCAGCTCTTGTCATAGGTCTCAGAGTTGATGTAGGTCTTGAAGAACTCGCGATAAGAAATTTCGTCGGAAATGTCGTCATCCTTGCTGGTGCTCTTGGTGCCGACATATACATCGCCACGAATGCCGTTGGAAGCGTTGCCGTTGTTTACACTGTCATCGGCAGCGGCGAAAATGCCGCGGATCACATCCAGCTCATCGCTGCTGATTTCGTCCTCCGCACGGATGACCTTTTCATAAGTGCGGGATTCGGTTGCCGCCGGGTTGGTTTTATTGGTGGGATTGCCCATGATCTTCTGGACGGTGGTATCGTCAAGATACTCATCCTCAAACCAATCCTCTCTCGCCGCGCTATCGAATGTGACGGAGAACTCAATGCGGTAATCAGAGTTGTAGTTGCCCTCGCGGCCAAAGTCTACATAGAACTCGGTATCGTCGGTCTGGGTGAGCTTGGACTTGTCACTGAACTTCTTCTTGGTGTCAATGTTGATGCTGTCCCCAGTCTCAAATACGGTGTTCTTGCCTGTATCGCCAAGGTGCAGAACCTTGGAACCCTGGATGTAAGCGTAACGGCCTTCGCCAATATCTGTCAGTTCGGAACCGTAGTCCAGATGGCGGACCTCGCCCTTTACTTCCAGATCGGTCTTGTCCGCAGCCAGCACGTCAGTGTCATACAGGTCTGCAAACTCGTTCGCTACCACTACGCCTTCCACTTCTTCCAGCTTCAGGCTGTCATAGCCCAGGGAAGAATTGGTCTGGGTGTAGCTGAGTGTGTTGGCGTTGAAGCTGACCTTGTTCACCAGAATGGCACGGAACAGGATTTCTGCTACTGTCTCACGTGTTGCAGCCTGGCCCAGCAGGGTGCTGGTGACATTCTTGGTGATGGCGCGCTCGTTGGCAATGGACGCTGTGCGAACCTGCCAGTTGCTGCCAGTGAATTCACCATTCTTGTCGTAGCCGACCGCACGCAGAATCATAGCCAGAGCTTCATAGCCCGTCACCTGGCCCTGCGGGTCGAAAATCTTGTTGCCACGGCCCTTGATGTAGCCAGCGTTGGCGCAGTAATTCACATAGCCAGCATACCAGGAGCCGTCCGCTACGTCCGTAAACTGGCCGTAGTTGGAATAGATGCCTGCTTGAGCGTCGGTCACATCACCAGTAGCAATCCGGTAGATGATGGCCGCAACTTCGGCACGGGTTATGCTGCCCTTGGGCTGGAACGTCGCGCCGTTGTCGTAGCCCTTGAACACTCCCAGGCCGTTGAGAACTGTTACCGCGTCTGTATAGCTCGCGGTAATGTCCCCGTCGTCCGAGAAGGCGCCGGCGGTCGTTACAAGCGAAAAGCTCATCACAAGCGCCAACACCAGTGCGAGAATCTTTTTCAGATTTCTCATTGGGGTTTTTCCTCCTTGTTATTTTTTCGGGCGCTGAGAACCGTTTTTCGCCAAAAAGTTGCGGTTTTCGCAACCAAACGGCAAGTACCAATCCCCTTACCCGATTTGATTATGTAAACCTCAATTCCTTCCACCCTTTCGTTCGCACCGGCGCACATACCGTGGCTAGCCGGTCCCGTATCTGCTCCGGGGAGAACCTCCGGGGCTTCGTCATCTCTGGTTTACAGGCGTTAGTTTACCATCCGTTTTTTCATTTGTCAACGGGGTTCGGCCACTTGTAACACAACTGTAAAATTAGCCCCTCCTTTTTCCGTCCCCCCCCCTCACTCACATGCACCCGCCCCCAGTATCGCCGTCTATACCTTATTATATATACATATACATTCATCCACCCTAGCCCAACAGTCACAAAAAATTTTTTAAAGGTTGCACATTCTCGTGCTACTTTCCCCACTTTCTACCCCCTATGTGAAGGGACGGTGAAACGTATGGAATTGGACCGCAATCAGATCTTAGATGCCTTGGCAAATATCGCCTTCGCTAAACCTAATGACGCTATCTCCCTTGCCTTGAACCCTGACGCGCAGCGCGTGCCTAACCTTAACCTGTGGGCGGTCAGCGAGTTTAAACTCACTAGTACCGGTAACGTCGAACTTAAATTCGCCGACCGCGTTAAGGCCATTTCCTTGCTGCTCGACTGCACCAGCGGCTGCGAGGACTCCATGAACGCACTGCTCGAAGCTTTGGAGGCTAATCCTTAATGTTAATTAAAAAGTTCTCCCCTAAACAAAAATCTGTCATGCGCTGGTGGAACCCTAATTCCCCTGACTCCCTCTATGATGCTATCATCTGCGATGGCGCTGTCCGTAGCGGAAAAACCCTCTGCATGGGCCTTAGCTTCGCTTGCTGGGCTATGTCCTCCTTCCATAACCAGCAGTTCGCTCTATGTGGTAAAACCGTTATCTCCCTACGGCGCAACCTCCTCCACGAACTCCTACCCCTCCTTCAAGACCTCGGCTTCCAGTGCAAAGAAAAACGGTCTGAAAATCTCCTCTCTATCCGTAAAGGCAAACGCGAAAACCGTTTCTTCCTCGTCGGCGGTAAGGATGAGGGCAGCGCCGCTCTCATTCAGGGCGTTACCCTCGCAGGCGTCCTGCTTGATGAGACCGCCCTTATGCCTCGCTCATTCGTTGAACAGGCTATCGCTCGGTGTAGCGTCTCCGGATCCAGACTTTGGTTTAACTGTAACCCAGAAGGACCCCAGCACTGGTTCTACCAGGAGTGGATCCTTAAATGCAAAGAAAGAAACGCACTCTACCTCCATTTTACCATGGATGACAACCCCTCCCTATCACCTCGCATCCGTCAACGCTATCGATCCAGCTACAGCGGTGCTTTCTACCGGCGCTTTGTCCTCGGCGAGTGGACCGCCGCCAAAGGACTTGTGTATGACTTCTTTGACCCAGTCCGCGACGTGCGGCCCATCCCTGCTGGCCCTATGGATCAATTCGTTATTTCCGTCGACTACGGTACTGCTAACCCCTGCTCCTTCGGCCTCTGGGGCCTCAAAAACAATATCTGGTTCCGTATCAAAGAATACTACTACGCTTCCCGACGTACCGGCATCCAACTCACCGACCAGGAATATGTCTCCGCACTCCGCGAACTTGCTGATGGACGACCTATCCGCTGCGTCGTCGTCGATCCCTCCGCCGCAAGCTTCATTACCGCACTACGCCAGGCCGGATACCACGTCATCCGTGCCAACAACGACGTGCTGAGCGGTATCCGTATCACTGCAAGCCTCCTAAAACGCGGCAGAATCGTTATCTGCGAAGGCTGCGACGACTGCCTGCGGGAATTGGCCCTCTACCGCTGGAATAATGAATCCTCCGGCCGTGACGCGCCGTTCAAAGACAACGACCACGCTATGGATGATATGCGCTATTTCGCTGCTACTATCGTCGAGCCGCCTGCCCCAGACGGAGAGGGGGTGTTCTGTTCCGTGGCCCGCAGGGCCTGACATAAAGTTTTCGCCCGCCTTTTTCAAAAGGCGGTGGGGTGCAGGGGCAAAGCCCCTGCCACGTTCCCCACATCCTTAAAGGAGTACTTACCATGAAATTCTTTAAACGAAAACATTCCCTCCCACCTGCCGCTGCCGCTACCCCCCAAATCTTCCGTAGCGAACCCAGTCCATTCCTTGCCCTAAACGGCTATGTCCCACTTCAGAAAGGTGAAACTAAACTCTATCAGGCTATTCGCGAGGCCGTCCCGCTGGTCGATGCCTGTATCTACAAAATTATCCGACTCTGCGGCGGCGTCACTGCTGACTGCTCTAATCCTACTGCCTCTAAACAACTTAAATTCTTCCTTGAACAGGTCAACGTCGGACGCGGCCAAAAAGGTATCAACGCTTTCCTCGACCAATACCTCGATTCTATGCTCGTCTTTGGACAGGCTATCGCTGAAATCGTCCCTACCACGGACAATTCCGATATCGCCGCCCTCCTTTGTGGACGCGTGGAGGATATCCATATTCGTGAGGAACAAAGCCCACTCGATTTTACCATCTGCCAGCTCAACCCCTATGGTCAAATCGTCCCGCTCCCTTACCAACACCTCCTCCTTTTTACCCCATTTAACCCAGAAACCCATTCCCCGTACGGCGTTTCTATGCTCCGCTCCATGCCCTTCCTTACAGACCTCCTTAGCAAAATCTATTCCGCTATCGGCGCAAACTGGGAACGTATGGGTAATGTCCGATTCGCTGTTGTCTACCGCCCCAAAGACGGCGACTGGGAACGCGGCATGGCCCAGGAACGCAGCCGTCAACTCGCCACCGAGTGGAGCCGCGCTATGGAAAGTACCCGCAATGGCTGTGTCAGAGATTTCGTCGCCGTCGGCGACGTCGAAATCAAAGTCATTGGCGCAGATAACCAAATCCTCGACAGCTCCGTCCCTATCCGCCAAATCCTTGAACAGCTCGTCAGCAAAACCGGTATCCCTCCCTTTATGCTCGGCTTGAACTGGTCCAGTACCGAACGGATGAGTACCCAACAGGCCGATTTGCTGACCACTGAAATGACCGCTATCCGCCGTACCCTTACCCCAACTATTGAACGAATATGCCGTATGTGGCTTAGATTCCATGGCTTCGACTGCGACTTCCAGGTGGTCTGGGATGATATTAATTTGCAGGACCTCCTCGAAGAAGCTAAGGCGGGCTGGTATCAAGAACAAACCCGTAAACTCGCACTGGAAAACGATGCGGCCGAACGCGCTGCCAGATAATTTGTCCCCAGTTCCTTATAGCCTCCCGCGGGAGATCGGCACCCGCTTACCTATACAGTATCTTATATCTGAAAGGAGAAGCTTTCTTGAATGTAAAAAAATTACCAGGCTCCGTCATCCAACACAGCGTGTCCCAAGAGGATATGTCCCTTATCAATGCCTTCGCCAAGTCTAATCTCTCGCCAGAACAGGTCTATACCTTCGCTGTCCGTCTCTGCGACAACGAGATCGACCGCGATTGGGAACGGTTCGACTATGACGCATTGGAAAAATTAAGCCGGTTATTTATTGGTAAAACCGGAATCTTCGACCATAACTGGTCCGCACAGGGTCAGACCGCCAGACTCTATCAAACCGAACTGTGCTACGAAAACAGCCTCACTTTGGCTGGCGACCGTAGCTGCTTCCTTAAAGGCTACGCCTATATGCTCCGTAATGAAAAAAACCGCGACCTGATCGCTGAAATTGAGGCGGGCATTAAAAAAGAAGTCAGTATCGGTTGCAGCGTAGCAAAACGCGTGTGCTCCATCTGCGGTCGCGAGGACGGGTGCGGCCACCAGGGCGGCGAGTCGTATGGCGGACAGCTCTGCTTCTTTTCCTTACAGGACCCTACCGATGCCTATGAATGGAGCTTCGTGGCTGTTCCCGCCCAGAGAAAAGCAGGCGTTATTAAAACTTTCTCCCAAGACACAAAAGGCGGTCTGAAACGCTTCCTCGCCAACCGCCCAGACTGCCTGCGCGAATTGGAAGCCTTGGAAAAAGACGCACAACTCGGACGCTCCTATATGAACCATCTGCGGAACGAACTCGTCCGGCTCGCCGGCCTCGCCGATGAGTCACTCGATATGAAAATCTTCTCCCAGGCAGCCAGCAAACTTGATGAGCAGGAATTGCTCGAATTGTCCAAAGTCTACCGCCGCAGACTCGACCAACTGTACCCGCCCACTCCCCAACTCCATGCCCCCACGCCCGTTGCGCCAGACAGCGAGGACAGCGCTTTTCTTATTTGATTATTTTTTTAAGGAGGTCATTTTCTATGAATATTGCTTTTGATGGTATCGGCCAGGTCTGCGCTACTTTCTTGGGCAGCAACATCACGGAAGGCCAGATGGTGAAACTGTCCGCCCCAGGCTCCGTCGGACCCTGCGCAGACGGCGACTGTTTCTGCGGACTCGCACTTTGCTCCAGAGACGACGCCTGCACCGTCCAGGTCGGCGGCTTTATGACCGCCCCCTATTCCAACACCGCGCCCAGCGTGGGCCGCGCTGTGCTTTGCGCAGACGGTAAGGGCGGCGTTAAATCCGCTTCCTCCGGCGTTACCTGTTTGGTCGTGGATTCCAATCCCACCGATAAAACCGTCACCTTTATGCTTTGATTTTTTACAGGAGGTACTTTATTATGGCTTATTCCTACGACAACCTGAGACTCGAAAAAGGTATGTATGGCGAGGCTGGCAAGTCATTTACCCAGGTTCTTGAGGCCGCTGACCCAAGCGAAAATTACCGCGGTACGCCTCTGGAGGGCCTCGACGCTTTCCAACGCCAATTGAAACGCTTCGATATCCATGTGAAAGGCTCACGGTCTGACGTGGTCGAGAAGTTCTTCCATACCACGGATTCCGCCGTGCTCTTCCCAGAGTTCGTCTCCCGCGTCGTGCGCCAAGGTATGGACGAGGACAATGTCCTCCCTTCTATTACCGCTACCGTTACCCAGTTCGACGGCATGGATTACAGGTCTATCGCTTCCGTCCCCACAGAGGACGAAAAGTCCCTTAAACGCGTGGAAGAAGGCTCCCAACTCCCCCAAACCCATGTACGTACACAGAGCAACCTCGTCAAACTCCATAAACGCGGCAGAATGCTCGTTGCTTCCTATGAGGCTATCCGGTTCCAACGGCTCGACCTGTTCTCCGTCACCCTGCGGCAAATCGGCAGCCATATCGCCAGAATGCACCTTGAGGACGCTATCCATGTCATCCAATACGGTGACGGCAACAATAATCCCGCCGACGCCTTCTCCGTAGGCTCCGCTCCAATCAGCGGCTCCAGCGGCAAACTTTCCTATGACGCGCTCCTCGATTTCTGGGCGCAGTTCGATCCCTATACCATGAACACTATCCTCGTCCCAAATGCTGTCATGCTCGATATGCTCAAAATGACCGAATTCCAAAACCCGCTTACCGGACTTAACTTCCAGGGCACCGGCTCCCTCTCCTCCCCCCTGGGCGCTACCCTGCTGCGTACCAGCGCCATGCCCGCCAATACCCTCATCGGATTGGACCGCAATTATGCCCTGGAAATGGTTTGCACCGGCGATGTGATGGTCGAGTACGATAAGCTCATCGACCGGCAGGTCGAACGCGCCGCTATCACCAGCACCTCCGGCTTCGCCAAACTCTACAGCGACGCTAGTAAGGTCCTGTCCATTTGATCTTGGGCCAATTTTCCGGCCCCTTGGGAGGTACTGCTATGCATGAGGAAATTTTAAAACTGGCCACCGCCCTTGCTCAGCCTTCTCCAGAAGAAATCCCACTCCTCGACGCCCTCTGCACCGCCGCCGAGTCGGATATCGCCGGACGGCTCCGCAATGACGTCTCGCCCAAAGACTGCGGCGATGCCTTCCCCTGCGCCGCCGCCCTACTCGCCACCGCCGGTTTGCTGCCCTGCCGCTTTAACAGCAGCGTGGAGCAGTTTACCGCCGGAGAGGTCAGCGTGCGTATGGGCGGCGGGTCCTGCGAGGCCGCCGCCGCCCTCCGCCGTCAGGCCGACGAGATGATGTCACCTTTCTGGACCGACGACCGATTCGCCTTTTGGGGGGTGCGGGGATGAAAAACCAGTTCGATGCGCTTTTGCAGCGCTTCGGACAAACTGTAGAATTGTCCCAGCACGGCACTGAAGATTCTGAACCTGTCCACGTCAAGGCGTTCCTACA